GTCGCCGTGCTGCTAAAAAAACGACCACCTTTAACACGATTGCACTTAGCACATATAGCTGCAAGGTTGTCATCATCAAACACATCACCACCCTTAACTCTTGGAATGATGTGATCTACTTGGTTCGCATTGCCACCACATATGTAGCATTCATAGCCATCTCTAGCCAATATTGATAATCGTTTATCTTTCCACTTCTTAGTGCCTAACACTTTATGTTTACTACTCATGAGTAATTATATTTCTCAAGGTGTTCAAGTGCAGCACACGCATTAGGCTCATTATTAACATATCCATATCGGTTACCAATATAGCGCATGTGGAAGATGATCTGGTATGTAGGTGATTGCTTAAGCACTGATCTATTGCGTATCTGGCCTAAGCCATAATGACTACCATTAACAGCTTTGTAATTCCATCTTGATTCTTTGTATACAAGCCAGTTATAGCATTCGAATTGATCAAATGATTTGAATTGATTCATAGCGTAAAGTTTCAAGTTCATTACATTGGGCTCAACGGAATAAGCTCTTTCAGGGCAGATGCCCAATGCAAAGCACATAGATAGCCCAACTAGCAAGCACCCTGCGAGCCATCCCCTACGGGGCTCGCTGTTTCGCCCTGATGGCGAATGCTTTGTAGAGCGTATCATATTGAGTCAAATCCAATTACAAAACCGCAGGTCAGACGGCATGTCGTTACTTTTTGCATGTGTAACATTTCTGATAGTTCATTTTCCAGCCACCACATAATGGACATCTTTCCACATCTTTATCCACAATATCTTTCCGTTCCCTGACTCCAGTCAGATTACATTTAACACATTTAACAACTATGTGTTCCAAGCCAACATCATATAATTCTTGGATCTCCCACAATGTTGGCTTAGCACATTTATTACATTTGAGAACTAGCGGCTTAATCTTTGCCCCAGCCTTTGCCACGAAATATCACAGCTGTTGGTGTGTATACCCGTCGCATGTCAGCACCACATACATCGCAGCGTGGTGTCTCATGATTTGCTGGGAGAATAAATTCCTGTACAATCTCTTCTCCCGGACATTCATAATCGTATCTAGGCATTGTGATTGTAATCGATTCTATTAACAACTCCACAGCCCACGCATTTAAGTAATTCACCCTCATGAATCATGCGTGGGTCATTGCAAAGTTCACAGCACTCAGATAGTGGTACCTGGTCAACTGATACAACTTCATGTTGATCAATTTGTACTTTGACACCAGACTCAGTAACTATTTCAATGTATCCCATTTTTCACCCCCTCACATTCATGTGTTTTCTTTGGAATCACAAATTCAAACACTTTGCCATCACATAATTCGAAACGATAATACTGATGACCATCGTTATCGAAATTAATAGAAGCCTCATGTATTTGTTCATATTTCACTGTTTTTGTTATTACGGGCATAACCATCCTATTGTCCTATCTCAGGTTCATCGAAGAACCATTTGCCATTAGCGGTGATTTTTGCCCACTTTGGTGCACATTGATCACTCTTATCATTTGATGGACAGACATATCCAAAGTAAGGCTTGCCACTAGCTTTAGCAGTACCCTCTTTCTTCACCATTTCACCATGACGGCAATCAAAACGAACATCAATGACTTCGCCAATAGATTCAACAGTTTCACCAACAGACCAAACCACCGGTTTAGGATCTTCGCTAGGCTTATTTGAAACGAGATGAAGTGCAGCTTCCATTGCAGCTGATCGAGATCCGGGTGCACCATATTTCGGCCTCGGTATTTCCATATTTCCATTGTTTACCTTAGCCATTTCTTCTCGAGAAGCTCTTTTGCCTTTAGTTGCGAAACCTGCATTTGCAAGTGCTCTACCGATCGCTGAAGTCTCGCAATTTTCCAACGCAGAAGTAGCATTAACACCACGATCTGCAATGACTTCAGATGCGACCCCAGATGAAAACGGCTTTTCCGAATCACTGGTTTTGTATAGTTTGCAAACAACAATGAATCGAGATTGGTTATGCTCGACGATGTCTGTTTCAATACGGCCGTCTGGGTAGGCTTTGTGCCATTTCTCCAGCCTCGATTCCACTGTTTCATAATCCTCCAAATTAAATGCCATTGTCTGTTAACCCCGCTGTCTTTTTTATCCATTCCTCTGATTCGGTTGGGTCATCATCCCAGCCATAATCTTTTTCGGTTTCAAGGATAGTTTTGTATAGTGCACTGTAGGCAACAAGATCCGTGATTGAATCACCATGGTCTGGGGTAATACTAAGCCGAGAAATCTTGACCAACGCCATACAAAGTGCTGCCTGATGAGCTGTGATTGGATAGTCAAGGTAGGCTGACCATAGGTCTGCGATTCTTTTATGGTTATAGTACGGATGTCCATACTGCGAACCTCTTGCATGGATCGTTGCCGTAACCTCATTAAATAGATTCTCAGTTGTGGTTGGCATGATCTTGCTTTCTGATTGATACTTTCCAGCCATCTGCACGGCCACGCCAATAGCCATTTTCGAAGCCTTTGTCATAAGCCGCTTTGAACAGTGAATAAATCACAGCTGTGCCGAAGCCACTGGCCATGACAAACCAGATAATCATTTGATCACTTACATTTTCCATTTGTAGCCCTTCTGTCAACAAATCTTGCTGACTGGAGAAGTATCAGGCTTTGATTAGGATAAAGGAAATAACCGACACGCTTGGTTAGATAACAATACTGTTATCAATGGCATCAATCTGCTCATCGATTGTATTGGGTTTGTAATCGGTCTCACGCCCCATATGACTTGCCTAGGGCTGTAAATGATCCATCTTTGTTAATTGGAATAAGCGTGGGAGTCATGTTTTTGCCATTCCATTCAAGGATTGCAATACCCATCTGCCAATTGGCTAATCCTTTAGTGTAAGAGGCTTTGGCCTTATTCATAAGGTTTCCTACCTCAATGCCATATAAAGGCCTGTAATGGCCTCCTAAGCCTTCTGAGAAGGCACTCATGCCTAACTTATGGGTGTGGCCACAAACGACTGATTTACCCGCTTTACGGGCTAAATTAAGAGCTGTGATGCCAGCGTTAGGGTTGCTATTGCCTTCATCGCCATGAGCCAAGATCCAGCCCTTTTCAAACTCATAAAATGATTTGTGGAATGTGATGCCCATTGTGGCAAAATCCATAAACTTTTCATATTGAAGTTCAGGTAGGCTGATTAAGCCCGGTACTTTTAATAAAGTGTTATAAAGGCGATCCGTGTGATTTGACCGGACTATGTGCGCCTCTTTGGCGTTTTCTGTTAAATCCCAGAGAATTTCTTGAGTAGCTGTGCGATCCCTGTGAAGGGTCTGCTCATAAGCCAAAGGTGTTTTTTCAGACCAACGCGAAATTGTTTGAAAATCGATTTCATCGCCGACCACCAATACACTATCGAATTTTTCTTTCCTTGCTAATTTGATTACATTTTTAACTGCTACTTCGTGGTGAAACGGAATTTGTAGATCCGATATTACCAAGTATCGCTTAATAAGTTAATCCTCATCCTCATCGTCATCATAGAATGGGGTTATATCGGTATCGGCTGTACTAGGTAAAAGCCATTCCGGCATAGTTGATTTACAATCCATCAATCCCATTGCTACTTCAACGCTGAAACCAGCCCTACGCAATGATTGAAAATACTCATGAAGCGCAATGGCGTGCATGTCCATAGCAGTAGTCTCTTTTCGAGCTACTGATTTACGACGGCGTACTGGTTTCTTTTTGGCTGCCATAGTTAAAGGTTACTTCTTTTCGCAGATAATTCTGAAGATTTCCTCTTGGCGTGTTTCTATTCTCGCTAAACGATCTGCAAGTGATGATCCACCATTAGGAGTTAAAGTCCAAAGCCATCCTTTAATAAGATAACGGAGACCAGTAAATAAAGCGACTAATACGGCGGAGATGCCGGCGGCGAAACCAGCCCACTCGGCCGGTGTCACTCTTTAGAACCAACACCAAAATGATTATCGTCTGGATTCAGTGCCCTGATAATTGGTGCCAAGAAAGCGATGATTCCAGCCTTAAGAATATCCGCTGGCTTGCCATCTGGATTGGTCATGTAAACAGTAAATACAGCTACAAATAATGCTCTTGAATATGAGTTAAGAGCTGCTGTCCATTTCTTGTTCATATTTTTCCCCCGATCAAAGGTATTTGAAAGAATGTATTATCTCGATCGCCCTTGTCAGTAAAACTGACATGAATGTGATGATTGTGTGCATTGATACCAACATATGGTCGCCATTCCCAACCTTTTTTAGGTGAGGCAATTTTGCCCATATGAATTACATAAGATATACGCCGATCAGTTTTCCCGGCGAGGCGGATCTGGTCAGCAAGATACACTGATAATCCTTTTTGTTGTGAAAGATCAGCATCAATATCAATGGCTCTGACCACTCCTGATGTCCAGTCTGGATTGTGATCTGACACCCCTGTGGAATGACGAGCATCCCCCAACCAGCCATCAGATTTTCTATCCCGGTCGGGAAACCAGTCATCGATTTGTTCCCTGAATTGAACACCGGCTTTGCATAACCAAGGCTTCAATTTACTGTGACCAATACATACACGGTAGAAGTTCCCGTTGCGGTTACGCCGTAAAGAGCTTCATTGTCGGCCAAAGGAATTTGAAGTTTATCTCCATTATCCATTCTGAACCCAGTTGAGGTGCTGACAGATGAATCACCTAGATATACAGTTGAATTTAAATTATGAATGTTAATGACTTGATCTGCTCGGTTAGCAGCCACAATCAATGTTGGTGTTGTTCCGACTGATATTTGCGCTGATTTAGGCAAGGAGCAATTCCAATTCATCTTCGGTCAAGCCAAGTTTTTTCAAAATTTCTTTTTTGGCGATCAATTTTAATGCTTCTTCATTTTTTTGTTTTGCATATTCTGCTTTTTCGATTTCATTTTGTTTTAATTCTTCTTCAGTAAAATCTGTTTCAATTATTTCGCCAGTTTCAATGTTATGTATAATTTTTTTCATTAGTTGACTCCATATAGTATGTATGTTCCGGCATTAAATGAACCAGAAGCAATGCTTAAACTAATATCAGTAATTGCATTATAGGTAGTTGCGTTTCCGGCAAGCCAAATGCTTTCTCTAGCATTATAAGTATTTTGAAATGCTATATTAGCCTGCAATAATTTGTAAGAAGTTGTATTTGTATAATCATGAAAATAAATGTCTATGGATATACTTGCACTTGCTTTTGGTTGATCGTAACACAACTCAAGTTTAGTTTTTCCATTTTGATAATATGTGCCACTGCTATTTCCAGTAGTTCCGCCTTGCCAAACAGCTGCTGCATTGTAAATTCCAGTTAAACCATTGACACTTATTGTTGGTTCGATATTTGTAGATAATTGTAAATTCCTAATTTCTAATTTTAGATCTTTGTAAGAACCGCTGATGCTAGTTAAATTTACGGTAGAACCTGAAAATGATCCAGTTGCAATAGATGTCATGCCACCAGTGCTACCACCACCTGCAGCAGCCCATTCCAAGCCACCTGTCGCTGATGAATTGCGGGTTAATACATAACCATTTGTTTTACCTGTCGGATCAATATAATTTAATGTTCCGGCAAGGTCATTCATGTTTGTAGCTGTTAAGACATCGCCGGTGGCGTAATTAGCCTTAACTGGAAATCCTGCTGCCATTTATTACTCCTTAGTAACTTAGTGTATTGGTTCCCAAGACACCATACAAACTGGATCCTATTATAAATCCATCGATAATTGGCTCAAGGGTGGTAAATGTTGTTTTCCATGAATTCGTGGTTATTTTGTGCATAACCCCAAAAACCTGAAGATTCTTCGTAATGGTTGATGTCCCTACCACATTTGGCTGGGTAGTAGTAATTGTAACCGGGCTAAAATAGTCCAATCCCAACGCTGCTTTAACGCCATCATCATTTGGATAATAAACATCCAAGGTAATGGCATCACATCGAATAGTTGTTTCGGCACGGCTGGCCACATAGGCCAAAGCATAATTAGCCGCTTCGGTTGTGGTTTGCATTAACAAGTCTGTTTGAGCATAAGAGTGGGCAAAGTATTTGTTAACGGATGGCGTATTTACAGCTGTCTGAGTAGCAAGTCCGGTTGCTGTAATGCTGGCCTGATTAACGATTTGTTGATCATCTAATAACCATTGAGCATTGAAATAAGGAATCTGAGTTCCATTGTCATTGAAATATGTAGGTGTCGTTGCTGGTGAAGAAGTGCAATAATTACGATTTTTGAAAGTAACCAATCCTGAAGCATCAATATAAAAAGCACCATATTCGGTTATTTGAACTGTCTGAGCAGCTGCTAAAGCAGAACGAGTTGTACCTGGGTCATTCTGAACTGTGGTATTACCGGTTTGAATCGACCTCATTGAATTAGGCCAGCCAATAGTATTTAGGATTTGATTGATTCGAGTGCCTGAATCGTCTCCAGCAGTTGCTCCGGTAATAGTTGTAACCAAAGCGTTTTGAAGCAATCTCATGCCATCCACAGCTGTGATGGTGGTATAAACAACATCCCCTACATATTTGGGGGTTGTGGTCGTGTATCCCGTAATAAAACCAGCAAAGATCGGATATGACTTGCCCTGATAAGTTGCTGAAATTTGAACCTTACGCATCGGGGTCAAATACCCGTAATAAGGCGATGATGTATTTTGTGGGTTAAAGTCACCATTTTGATCGACAATTCGCATGGTCAAAGTACCGGTTTGGAATTGATCGGCTATGGCATTTCGACCGCGCTGAGTTTGAATTGAATCTACTTGATCAGACACATCCACCACCAAAGTAGCAGAATCGGCCAAAATGTTTTTACCCAAAATGCCTGTTCCCAATACCAAAGCTTGACCAAAAGATGCTCCGGTCGAAAAGTTAATTACAGCTTGTACGGATGGGATAGCCATTAAAATCCTTGACCAGCAGGGATTTGAGGTAATCCGTTTCTGTTAATGAGGAGCAAAGCATTTTGCACAACCGGTACTAAGTTTTGTGGGTCAACCATATTATTGGCATCAATGTTTATATTATAAGACGCTCCTGTTGCGCCATACATGTATGATTGATAAGCACCAGATTCTGGATTAGAAAATTCATCGGTCAATCGCTGTCTTTGAGCTGCTGCGATTTTCTGTTGATCGGCAAGATCAAATAAACTGTTATATCCGCCAGAATTTGTAGCCGAATTACCAGTTGTGGTGGTGGTTTTGGTGCCTGGATTTGGAATTGATTGTTGCAACAAAGCCATTTGAGCAATAAGGTCTTGAATGTATTTTGGCCAATCAGCAAATGGATTTAATGCTTTTGGTAGATTGGCAATAGTAGTTGCAAGCTCAGTCGTTTTTAATTGAGACACCAATAGTTGTTGGCTCAAAGAATAAGCAGCATCGCCATTTTTAGTAAGTAAGGCTAATTCAAGTTCTAATCTTAATTTTTCATTATCGGTTATTTTGTTTTGTAATGCTGCATAAATTTCAGCTTGTTGAACATCTAAAACAGACCCGGCTTTAGAAAGTAAAAGTTGAGCTTTGGCAGCAGCAGTAGACGCTTTAGCGGCCACAGTTTGAGCAGTTGCTGTTTTTGCTTGAAGTTTAGCAAGAGCTTCGGCTCGTTGATCAGCGGCTTTGGCTGCACCACCACGATCGGATCCGGCATTTGGAACTCCGGGGGCTTTTTTAGGTAGAAACCATGACGGATGGCTTAAACCTTCAAATGTGTATGAAAGAAAACCTGATAGTCCGCCAATTACTACACCAAGAGCATTTCCTAAAGAAACTAAAGATGCGGTTAATTTATCGATGTTGGTTGTATCTAAACCTTTTAATATGCCCTCGCCTATAGATTCTTTGAATTGATCCCAAGCAACAGTTAGTTTTTGTATATCACCTGTATATCCTTGAGCCGCATAGGCTGCCTGTCCAGCAAATAATGAATTTAATTCTTTTTGTAAATCGGCAAACTTTGCACCGGATAGTTGGGCTTTAGTTAATCCAATACCGAGTTTTTGAAGAGCTGTATTATTTCCAACATAAGCCTTGCTTAAAGCGGCGACCACGGATTGTAAATCTTTGCCAGTGCCAGCGGATACATCTAAAGCAGTTTGTAAAATACCTTGGGCTTGGGCTGTGTCTCGAGTTGAGAGTAATAAAGTATTGTAAGCAGGGACTAATTCATCATCGACAATTCCATATTGCAATGACAATTTTTTAAGGTACATGTCAATGGCTGGTGACTTATAAGCCTGACCTATGTTAGTTAAAGTTTGACCAAGAGACTTGGCTGCTTTTTCGGATTGTATAAATTCATTCACGGCACTCTTGCCGAACGCCGCTATCTTTTGAGCTGCGAAAACTCCAGCAAATACTTTGCCGGCTTTTAACGCCGTTTTTTCAAAATCACTTAATTTCTTTTCAGCCTTGGCTAAGGCTTTACCATCGAATTCGGTACCAACACTGACAATAATGTTTTCTTTTTGTGCCATTATGGTTTCGCTCTCTTATTGAATTCAATGGTTGCTTTTTCAATAGCTTTCAAAGTTTTAGGTATAACTATGCTGTTGTCTTTAGCCCATGCTCGATAAATTAAACGACCTTTTTGTTTATCGGATCCGACCAATACGCCGTCTAAGTTGGCTATAAACTGTTGACCGGCTCGAGGGTTTGAAGAATGGCTGAATCGTTTATTGCCCGATTTTTTCTTTCCCGCCCATGGTTGACCGGCTGGGTTCTTACGGCCAGCGGTTTCAAATATGGCTCCAGCAGCTGTTTTATTAACTACTGAATAATAGCCTCTGAAACCTTTTTTGTTAATGGCGGTTTTACCCATTTTATAAACAATACCTTTTTTGACGGATGTAGCATTAAATTGTCTACCCGCCCATGTGCCCTTTTGATGTTCCCAACCATACATAGTTGTAAATGGCACAAAAGCACGGCCATGATCTCGAACAGTTAGCATGGCCTCTTTAATCTCTTTATTCATTTCATTGTAAAGATCAGGAGTGTATTTTTTCATCGCTCGTTTAGTGGCGTCTATGCCTTGCAGTCTTACTGGCACGCTTAAACTCCTCTGATCTATCTTTTAGATATTGGAGAATTGCCTTATAGGTTTCTTGATCCAAATCTATTAAATGCTGAGGGGCGATTCCCGTTTCGACTGCCAAGGCGGCAATCGTGTAGGTCATCGAACCCCTATCTAAAAATTTGTGTCGTCATCCAATACTTCGACCTTTGTAAGAGTTTCAACGAACTCAAGGCCAAATGTTGGAACTGTGACTCCGGACTTCCGTAAGCATTCCCAGGCTAACCAGTAAATATCTGATTGCCGTTCTTGCTCACGGAAAGTCTTGTGGATTCCTGCTTTGAAATGTAATTCGAAGGCCATCTCGATCGCTGGTGTTATCGGATGATCCGACACCTCGCCAGTAACCCTTGTGATACGAAGTTTAGCCATTTGAATTTATCTCCTTAGAATGTACCTGTTGTTGATTGAACAACTGTTGAGTTACATGTGAAAGTCATGCTGGAGTTTGAAATGTCTCCAACTGCGCCGTTCAATGGTGTCAAGTTGTTGATCAGAATGCTAACAGTGTATAGAGGGTTTGTCGCTGATACAGCGGTTCCCTTAACCGGTAGCAATACAGCTGTAACAGTTGTGCCGTAAGCTGATTGAAGAGTTGCTTGAACGCTTGCTGCTGCAAAGTCGTT